TGGACTGTCGACGTTGGTATAACTCGCCCCAAACCTTTGTATCACTTGGTCTGGAGCAAAGTCGACACTACTACTGATCACAGTATCTACTGTTTTACCACCACCACTGATGAGATCACTGTCGACCATCCAGTGGATTCAGAGCTGTCACCTTCGTTACAGGACAGCCAGTATTATGGTGGTGTTTTGACTGGTCCATTGATCGACAATCCGACAATAAATGCTGTCGGTGAGGTCTTTCAATTGCCCAATGTCCGTATATATTCTCTTGGCCCGTGGATGCTGCTTTATGAAAAGTCCCGCAGCATTACCATGTTTGCGCCTAAGAGTCTTATTGCCGACGCTGCGTTGTATATGATGGGGAAGCCACGTACCCCTGAGACCTTTGCAACGCTGTTGTCACATGTCCGCTACAAGTCTACGAAAGTAAACTTGCCGTCACACTTACTTACAACTGCGACTTTTGCTGCTTCGTGTTTTGGATTTGTGCAAAACATTGCTTTTGAAGCAGCCGCCATGCACGGCATCGTGAAACCGCTTACTAAGACTATTGCTGTTCATGCTGATGCGTTACAGTTTAAGTTTAAGCGCGTTTGGACTTTTAAGAAAGTTGCATTAGCGGTTTTGTCCGCAGTTACCATTGCCGCCGGCGCGACAGCCGCTGTGGCTCATGTGGTGCCCGTGACTGCGCCGGTTGCCGCTGCTATAACGATAGCCAGCACTGCGGCTAGTGTTGCTATGTCCAACGTATCGTCTGATTCCATGACGACTGTTGACCCGTTTGATAAGTATCGGCGCGACCGTAGTAGCAATGTGGTTGCAAATAGTAGTGTGCCCGTTAAACCTGGCACTGTTTTGCCCGCTACCGATCCGGCTACGCCCATCGATGATTTGCTCAACATGGAAATTGATGGGTCTGCACGCTATGATTGTCCTGATCCAACCCTCCGACACGACACCGTATCGGTCCATCCGGTTGGCATCGTTAGCACACACAACATACCTATCGCCCCGTCGAACTCTGCCCATTCCACGTTGTCGTGTCTCGTTGAGCGGTGTTTGAAACCACAGCCTTTCCATGCATCTGAATTTAATGAGCTTGAATTTCGAAGATTTATGGCATGGGGTCAACGAGAGTATCGTAGCATATTTGGTGATATGGACCGTTCGGTGCGCCAGTTCAAACCAGTTCCTTTTGATCGATGGAATTCACCGCCACGTTTTCCACAATCACAGTGCGACCGACAAAAACGTGCTTATGAGCGGTTGCAGCGCGGAGGCGTTCTTGACCATCACATGTTTTCACGCAACCTTTTCGATAAGGTGGAGCTTTTGTTAAAGTCCACCCCTGAGGGTGTGCCTAAGTTTGCCCCACGTGGTATCCAAGGCTCTCAAGATGAAGCTAATGTTCTGACTGGTCCTGATGTGCTTGGATACTCTGAAGAACTTATGAAGGTGTGGGACGTCAACAACGCACGTGGTGTGATGTTTGCCTTTGGATCAACAGCCGATGAAATAGGCGAATCGTTTGCGCGCGCTTGCAACGAAATCCCTGATTTAGTTATTTATGAAGGTGATTTCTCAAAATATGATTCGACTTACCACCGCATGGCCTGTGAAGACAGCATAAACGATTTTAAGCGTGCTGGTCTTCGCAAATGGTGCATTGAGACCATGCGAGGCATGATTCATAAGAAGGGTGCTGGTAAATATGGATTAGTGTATGAAGTTGACTCGAC